TACTTAGGGTTATGGTCTAGTAATCAAATGAACACACCTATCCCTGTCGGAACTCAGACTTACACCTTTCCACAGCTTATAGGGCAGACAAATATAATGAACCTAACAGGATATACAATTCAACGCAATCCCAATGTAAATGTGAATCACCCAGCATATAAGACGTATTTCGCTACTTACAGTAAATATACTTACAGACCTCAGCAGTCTATGACGTTTTTTACAGACTTTATAGGTAGAACAGCAACAATCTATATAGAGGTAACTCTAGGAGAAAACAAGAAAACAGTATTAAAAGAGCTAAAAGTAATGTTCGAACTGTAAGAGTTGTTTCCCAAAAAAAAAGTTCATACCTTACCCCTATATGGATTTATAAAGTATAAAGAAGTATTAATAAATTAAAAATAAAAAAATGAGAAACAAAGACTTGTTTACACAGAAATTAGAGAGATTTGAATCCGAAGTAAAGAAAATAGGGTATCATATTCATCGTAACGAGCAATCAGAAGCGTATGAAAAGGTACAGGAATTACTAGAAAAGATAGGGGATCTTAGAACTTTATTAAATACAGAATCTCAAGACTAATGAATCTTTCGGCAGAACAAATAGAAAAGAATTGGGAGAAGCATCTTAAAATTGTAGATACTTTTATAACAGGTGACCGTAGGGATAAGTTAAAAGCTCTTTACCTAGACCTATCCGATGAAATGATTATGGCTCCTGCCTCCGGAAAGACTTTCTACCATAATGCTTTCCCGGGAGGGTATATTGACCACGTTAACCGTGTTGTTCATTGTGCTTTAAAAACGAAAGCACTATGGGAAGAAATGGGTACTTCTATAGACTTTACCGATGAAGAGTTAGTTTTTGCTGCTCTTAATCATGATTTAGGTAAAATAGGTTCTAAAGGAAAACCTAATTATATTCAACAAACAGATAAATGGAGACAAGATAAATTAAATGAAATGTATACTCCTAATAAGGATTTAACCTTCATGCTTATACAAGACCGTTCTTTATTCACCCTGCAGCAATATGGTATAGCTTTAACTGAGAGAGAATTCTTAGCTATTAAATTACATGATGGATTATATGATGATGTAAACAAACCCTACTACATGTCTTTTAGTCCAGATGCTAAATTTAAAACTAATTTAGTGTATATTCTTCATAATGCAGATTTTTTAGCATCTAAAATAGAATACGATAATTGGAAACTCTCAGGAGGTTCTACAGAAAATAAAGCAGAGAAAACTAAAGCAAGTACAGGTAGAACAGTTAATGCTTCAGAAGGGTTAATGAATTTAGTAAAAAATATTTAAACAATGGAAATAGTATTATCAATTTTAGTATTAATTATTCTAGTTCTAACTTATGTGGTTTACAATTTAAACCGTAAAGTAATTAAACAGGAAGATGTGTTAGAGTACCAAGTTGACTATCTAAGAAAAGTTTCGTATCTTATTAGTGAATCAAAAATTTACGTTGAACAATTAGATGAGTCAGGAGCATTTAGATCAGATGATGAGGTAGGAGTTTTCTTTAATTTTATGAAAGAAATACAAGATACAATAAATGATTTCCGTCTCCCAGAAGAGTATGGCAAAACCACCAAATAAAGATAATTACTATTTCACACAAGAAACAGAGGATGCAATCGTAAGATATAACGCATCCTCTGATCCTGTTTTTAGAGATACGGTATTTAAGAAAGAGATATACCACCCACTTTACAAGCTAGCAGAGAATATTATACATACTTTTAAGTTTTATTACTTAGATGTAGATAGTATAGAGGATTTAAAGTTAGATGTAGTTAGTATGCTTGTAGAAGAAAAACTTCATAGATTTGACGCTACCAATGGCGCTAAAGCGTTTTCATACTTTCAAACAATAGTAAAGAGATGGCTTATAAATTATAATAATCGTAATTATAAGAAGTTAAAACAAGTAGGATCTTTTGAAGAAATGGAAGATTCTTACGAAACAGAAGGAGCACCAGATTCTGAAAGACGAATAGCCTTAGCATCTATAGTTAATTTTTTTATAGAAAGCAGTTACGACAGTATGGAGGAGCTTTTTCCTAAAGAACAAGATCAAAGAGTAGCAGACGCTATACTCACCCTATTTAGAACACGTCATGATTTAGAAATTTTTCGAAAGAAAGCTCTCTACATCTACATAAGAGAGATGACTGACTGTGAAACACCTACCCTCACCAAGGTTATATCTAAACTCAAAGAAGAATTTTATAAAATATACAAATCTTACCAAGATGCAGGATTTTCTATTCAATAAGATATAAACAGATATTTATATAATAAATAGACTATGGGATTAGATACAACAATATTCGGGAAAAAGACCGTTTCTGATGTTCTAAAAGAAATTTACGATAATTCTAAGAATAAAGAAAAACAAATCAACGCTCTTATCGGAGAGTTGAAACCTCTTGTTGAGAACATAGGAGATGCAACTTTAGTTGTTCCTATGATAAAAGAGTATTTAGAGGTTGGAGTAAAGAATGATGAACATCTTATTAAAATGGTAGCACTTGTTCAAAGACTAGAAGGTACAGCAAAAGGATCTGAAGCAGACTTCTTCAACCCAGAAGAGCTTGCAAAACTAATGGAACAGAGCGAAGAGCTTGGAAAGCAATTAGATAAAAAAGACGAAGAGTAATGGCAGTTAAGTCGCATTTTACACCCAGTAAAGGTTCTTCAGGAAGCTCTACAGGCGGTTCAGGAGCAGGGAATCAATACGGAAGAGTAGTTAGTACTATTTTATCTGCAAATGACCCTAACTGTAAAGATCCGTCCATGTTAAATGGAGTATACTATAGAGCTGCTAAAATCGCAGGTGATGAAAGTGAGATAGATACTCTACTATTTGCATACCAAGGAAGTGCGACAATAAGAGTTATTCCTATGGAAGGTGAGATGGTTCAAATAGAATCAGCTCCTGGAGCTAATAGCCAAGGAACAGTTGGTGCAACAGTCAAATACTGGACTAAAATAGTAAACGTTTGGAACTCCCCACATCATAATGCCTCTCCAGATACTAAACAAGTAGGGTGGCAAGACAGGTTAATAGGCGGAGCTAAAGAAGAAGCTAATATAAATCCACTACAAGCAGCACCGGGAGATACTTTAATAGAAGGTAGATTAGGACAGTCTATAAGGTTTGGAGGAAATAAAGGAGCAGAATCTACATTAATTGGAGATTCAAATAACGGAAGCCCTCTAATCATTATAAGTAACGGACAAATAGTTACAGATAACGGAATAGATCCTATAGAGGAGAATATAAATGATGATTTTAACTCACTGTATTTTACATCTAAACATGTAATACCTCTTAAATCTATTAATACAAAAAGAGATTCTTACGATGTACCGCCGATAACCTCAGATAAGTATTTAGGTAATCAAGTACTTTTAAACGGAGGAAGACTTTATTTTAATGCAAAAGAAGATAGTGCTTTTATTTCTGCTAAAGAATCCATAGGATTAAATGCAAGAACTTTAAATTTTGATGCAATAGACTATATGTGTGTAGATGCCAAGCAGATATACTTAGGGGTAAAAGCTAGAACAGCAAGAACAAAAGAGCCTGTAATCTTAGGAAGACAGTTAGAAAACTGGATGAATTCTCTATTAGATGCACTAAGCAGTGTAGCATCTGCATTATCATCAGCCGCTGCAGTAAGTGGAGGGCCGGTAACACAGTTAAATGCAGCAGGACCAGAACTACAAGCAGTTGTGAAGTCTTTACGAACTCAAATAAAACAATTTCAATCAAATAAAGTCTTCACAGAGTAATGGCAGATACAAAATTAACACCAGAACAATTACAAGTTCAAGCAACTGCTCTAAAAGAAGTAGCATACGAAAAACTCGCTAAAGCAGAAGAAGGTATAGAGAGAGCTAAGAAATTTGCAGCATCTCAAGGAAGACTTACTAAAGTATCTGCAGCATTAGAGAAAGCACAAGCAGCTCAAGCACAGTTTAACGAAACAAAAGCAAAATTTGAAGCGTACAAAGCTAAAGCAGAAGCTGCAGCTAAGAAAGCAAAAGAGCTTAAAAGAAAACTTGAAGAAACTAAAGCACTATTAAAAGCAGCAGGACCTTCTGCAAAAGGAATTGCAGGAGTAATTGCAGTACAGATAGGGGGAATGAGAGGAAAACTTATTGCTCAAATACAGCAAAGAGTATTAGAGTCACTAAGTAAGTTTGTGAATGAATGTCCAAATGCAAAAGAACTTCAAAAGATTATAAAAATTAAAAATAATCTCTCAAAAAATATAGGAGCTTTTCAAAAAAGAGCACAGAAGTTTAAGAGTACAGCAGGACAATTAGTAAGAATAGCAAGTACAGTTAGAGTAGCTATTACTGTTATTAAAAACATTCCAACCCCGACAGCAATTATACCTCCAGGAAGTCCAGGAGGATTAGGGGTTCCTATGAATATTCTTAATAGATATTCAGATAAGTTAATACAGTTAGATAAACTTGTAGAAAAGTATACAAATGAAGGTACAGCAATACTTTCAACAGTAGAAGGGATAATACCTCCTATTGATAATATAAAAAATAGATTAGATTCAATAGATATTGCAATTCAACAATGCAGTACTGATACAGCAACAACTTTAGATTTAGCTAGTATACTAGCAACCGCACAGCCAAAAGATAATACAGGTTCAGAAGGGACACCTATAGATGTACTAACAGGTCAACCTGATCCAAAATACACTTATAGAGGATATACTTTAGCAGTTGTACAAGATCCTAACTCTCCAAAAGTAGCTCCAAGGAGATTTGCAGTAGCGAAAGATGGAAGGGGGATAGTTGTACTAAAAGGACAGCCATCTTTTAGTTCTTCTACAGATATACTTCTAGAGGAATTGAAATTTAGAATAGATAATCAATTACCATAACATAACTATTTATTAATATGAAGTTAGATTTATTAAAAAAATTAATCAAAGAAGCAGTAAAAGAAGCGGTTCGTGAAGAATTAGCAATAGTTCTTTCTGAAGATGTAAGAACTGCCTCTAAAACTCCTATAGTACAGCATGTGACAAAGTATGCAGAACATAAACCAATAGTTGCAAAACCAGTACCTACAGGGAATCCAATTATGGATCTAATGAATGAGACAAAACATTCAATGACTCAAGGAGAATATCAAAACCTAGTAAGTGCTACATCTGATATGGTTCAAGCACCTGGATTAGGAATGAACCCAATAACAGAGAATTTCAGACAAGGTCCTGAACCGGGATTAGATATTTCACAGTTTGATTTTATGATGAGAGCAGGAGATGTGTACAAGGCATCAGTACAGAAAGATAAAGAAAGATTTGGAGCATAATGGCATTTAACGTACAGAAAATACATCCAATAGATTTACAACCTAGGAAAGCAGTTGGCGTTAGTCTTCCGTTCTCCTCTAAAGCTGTATTTAACTCTACGTATACAACCCAAGAGGCACTTAAATCTAATTTAATTAACTTCTTCTTAACAGGAAGACAGGAAAGATTCTTAAATCCAAATTTCGGAACAAACCTAAGAGCATTACTATTCAACCAGATGACACCTGATACTCAGGAAGAGATCAAAATAGAAGTTAGAAGAGGAATAGCTGATTGGTTTCCAAATATAATAATAGAACAACTATTAGTTGAAGAATCTCCAGACACACATGCAGTAACAATCTACATAAAATATAGTGTAGATCAGACAAATATACAAGACGAATTGTTAATTAATTTCGAACAATAATGGCTCAAGATAGAGATATAAAATATGTAAATAGGGACTTTACTGATTTTAAGACCCAGTTAACTGAGTACGCAAAGAATTACTTCCCAGACGCTTATAATGACTTTTCTCCTACATCACCAGGTATGATGTTTATAGAAATGGCAGCATACGTAGGTGATATTTTATCATTCTATCAAGATACTCAATTACAAGAAACATATTTACAGTACGCTAAAAATCCTGCAAATTTATATAACTTAGCTTATATGATGGGATATCGACCAAAGGTAACAACAGTTTCTGAAGTCGATATAGAAGTATCATGTACAGTACCGCCAGCAGCAAACGGAGAACCAAACTGGGCAGTAGCACCTCAATTAGGAGCTGGAACAGAACTTGCATCTACAACCTCAGGACAAGCTAAATTTATTATAGATAAACCAGTTGATTTCAGCTTCTCTAGTTCGTATAATCCAACATCAGTTGCTGTTTCGCAACTAGATCCACTTACCTATATTCCTACAGAATTTATACTTAGAAAAACAGCTAAAGCATATTCAGGAGAAATAAAGCAAATTACACAAGTGATTGGTACTGTTGAGAAATTTAAAACAATAACAGTAGATGATACTGATATAGTAGGAATTCACTCTATAGAAGATGCTGACGGAAATACATGGTACGAAGTACCTTTCTTAGGACAAGATACTATTTTTAAAGATACACCTAATATAGGAGCATCAGACAGTAATGTAGCTCCTTACTTATTATCATTAGAGAAAGTACCGAGAAGATTTGTTACTAGATTTACCTCTACAGGTCAATTACAGATACAATTTGGATCAGGAGTAACAGGAACTGCAGATACAATACTAACACCAGACCCTACTAATATAGGATTAGGACTTACGCCATTTAATATTAATATTGACTATGCATATGATCCTTCTAACTTCTTAGTTACACAGACTTATGGATTAGCTCCTTCCAATACTACTCTTACCATCAGGTACATAGTAGGAGGAGGAGTAACAGCTAATGTACCTGGAAATACAATTACAACTGTAGTAAATAAGTTTCCATTAGGAAATACAACTAGACAGAATACTGTAGTATTTAATAATCCACAAGCAGCAACTGGAGGTAGAGATGGAGATACAGTAGAGGAATTAAGACAGAATGCTCTTAAATCTTTTAACGAACAAGGTAGAACAGTTTCTTTACAGGATTATATCGTTAGATCTTTATCACTACCGTCAAAATACGGTTCAATTGCAAAAGTATATGTAGCTCAAGACCAGTTATCAAACCCTAATTCTAAAGTAGATAGTATAATAGATAGTAATCCTTTATCACTTTCTATCTATACATTAGCTTATAATAATAACGGAAACCTTATACAAGCAACACCTAACCTGCATAATAACTTAAAAACATACCTATCACAGTACGTATTATTAACAGATGCTATAAACATAAAAGATGCATTTGTAGTTAATATAGAAATCGACTTTGATATAATAGTAAGACCTAACTACTCAGGTAGAGATGTCCTACTTGCTTGTACGAATAGGTTAAAAGATTACTTTAATATTACTAAATGGAATATTAACCAGCCAATTAATTTATCAAGTATATATACATTACTAGATCAAGAGAAAGGAGTACAAACAGTACAGAAAGTTAGAGTACTTAACAAAGCAGGAGGAGACTACTCAGAATATGCATACGATGTAGAAGGAGCAACAAAAAACAATATAGTATATCCTTCTTATGATCCTATGATTTTTGAAGTAAAATACTTAGATAGAGATATTAAAGGAAGAATAACAACACTATAATATGGCAGTATACAGAATATTCCCGGAAAAAGATACATTTATATCAACTGAAGCTGTTTTAGGAAACGCAGGTTTAGATGAAATAATCGAACTAGGAGGATATCCAGACCTAATAGGTACAGGGCAAACCAACCGAATACTTACTAAATACAGTACAGTAGATATAAAAGATGTGATTGCAAACAAGGTAGGAGCAGCTGGGTATAGTGCAAGCCTTAACATGTATTTAGCAGAAGCTTACGAATTACCTGTAGAATATACTGTGTATGCATATCCGGTTTCTGGGGCATGGGATAGCGGAATAGGTAAATTTGGAGATAATCCAACTAATAAAACAGGAGCATCCTGGAAGTATAGACAGACAACAGAAACTAGCCCTTGGGTATTGGGATCATACGCACAATATACTACAGGTTCTTATGATTCCCCACTTACAGGAGGAGGTAACTGGTATACAGCTTCAGCAGGATTTAATATGGAATTTACACAATCCCACAACATTAACTCTACCCACGATGTAAACATAAATGTAACAAGAGCAATACAGTTAATAAACAGCAATACACTGGTAAATGATGGGTTTTTATTAAAACTCCCCGATGATATAGAGTATAATATGTCTTCCTCTATTAGGTTAAAATACTACAGTGCAGACACGAATACTATCTATCCACCATTCTTAGAATTTAAGTGGGACGATAGTGTATATACTACAGGATCTTTATCAGTTCTTTCAAATAGTATTTCAACAATAGGGGTAACAAATAATAAAGGAAAATATCCGGATGTAGGAAAACAGAGATTTAGAATATCTGCAAAACCCAAATACCCAGTTAGAACTTTTACAACCTCTTCAGTCTATTTAAAAAACTACGCTCTTCCATCAGGTTCATACTGGGGATTAAGAGATGAGAATACAGAAGAAATGATTGTTGATTTTGATACACAATTTACAAAAGTTAGTTGTGATCCAACAGGACCTTTCTTTGATGTGTATATGGATGGCTTGCAACCTGAAAGATATTATCGTATATTAGTTAAGACGACGTTAGACGGAAGTACTACAGTAGTAGATGATAAAAACATATTCAAAGTAGTAAGAAATGGCTAATGATATTCAAATAATAAAAACAGTCCATAATAAGACAGAATTTTCTAGGGTAATTGATAAGGGGTTTAAAACATACACTCAACCAGTACCGGAAGAAGATACAGATACACCAGAAGAACTCTTCAGGTTGTATGAAAAATTATATTACGTAATTGATATAGAGGGAGAAGAAGACTCACACGAGTATTTAATAAAAAAGAGTTCAGAATTAATATCTTATGAAAGAGATACAGAAGATATTCAACCTCTTCTAGATGAAATAGCACAGTTAAGAATTCAACTATTACAAGCAAATCAACAAATTCTTGACCTAGAAACAAAAACAGAGTAGATGGCAGAAATAAAGTACACAGCTAATAGAGACATACCAGGGAACATAGCAGGTGTTGAGAGATACTCTACAGAAGATACACAGTTAATCTCTTCCTTTGAGGTAAATAGTTCTTTTGATACCAGTAAGCATGTAGTAGAACTTCACCTACTATCCCTTAGTGATGATATATTATTTAGTGAATACGATTATAGAGGTTACAAACAATTAGGAAATGCTCAATCTTCAGGACAAGAAGGAGCATCAGTACTTACTATAGACCCTATTCAAGATAGTATCTCTTTTGATTACGGTAACGGAGGAATTAAACTACTGTATCACTTTTTAAACGACTTATTTACAGATGACACTTCTGCCGCAGAACTGTACATACAAGATATCTCACCAGATAGAACAGAGTTAAAACTTGCTTCACTAGCATTATCTCCTACAGATTTAGAGAGGTTTACTAATGTAATAAAAAGTAAGTTAGAGAGCGAAGCTTTCTTTAACGAGTTTAGGTTAAATTTTGAAGATAACGACCTACTTATCGGTATTAATATAGATACTCTAGATAATGGTATAGAGAAAGAAGTAACAGTAAAACTATATGAACCATTACCTTTTACTTACGGAATAAAAAGTAAGTTAAGGATAGTTGAATTAGTAGCTGATTCTGTCGCATACGAAGTACAATCTGAGGTAACACCTGAACCGGAAGTATTCCCAACTCTAAAACCTGCCAATTTCAACATAGACATACAGGATGAGAATATAATACCTACCCAGTATTTTAACTATGATGAATTATTTAGTTATCCATTAAATAATGCAAATAGTCAACTATTCTCTTTAGTTAACGAGAAAGGTGTCGATATAAGTATCGATCACACCTCTTATAAAGACTTTATACACTTCTCATCAGCTCAAGAAAGACTACTAAACTTTAAGTATAAATTAGACTTAGTAACATCTTATTCTGCTAGCTTATCATCAATAAACAGTCAAATACCGGGTGCTCAAGGAACATTAGGTTTACAAGGAATATCAGGAAGTAGAACATATTTTGAAGGGTTAATGGAAGGAGTGTTAAATAACTTCGATCATTACGAAAGATTCTTATATTACGAATCAGGTAGTTCTAGTTGGCCAAAATCTAATACTAAGAAACCATATCAAAACCAGGTAAGTAGTACACCTCAATCAATACTTTGGTATACCAACCAAATTGCAGAAGCAATATCGTATGACAATACCAATTATAATTCATTAATATTTTCTATACCATCTTACCTTAGAGAGGATACAAATAATGAGAATTACTTGACATTCATCCATATGATAGGTCAGCATTTTGATAACTTATGGTTATATGCAGATGCAGTAACAGATAAGTATGATGCTGATAATAGAATGAATAAAGGAATCTCTAAAGATTTAGTTGGGGAGGCTTTAAAGAATTTTGGAGTTAAATTATATACTTCAAATAAATCTATTGAAGACTTATTCTCAAGCTTTATAGGACAGGGATACGTATCGGGAAGTGAACATATTAATTTCTATATAACAGGATCACTAACAGGATCACTAACAGGACCTAATACTCCTATAGAACCTTCTTCTTTTGATACTTATGAAAAAGAGATTCAAAAAAGAATTTACCATAACCTTTCTTATTTACTAAAAACAAAAGGTACAGAGAGAGGTCTAAGAGCACTTATAAACTGTTTCGGTATTCCTTCAGACATATTAGATATAAAACTATACGGAGGTAGAAATACAAACGAAAGACCTTTTTACGGAGACTACCAATACTATACAAGTTCTTTAGATAAAATACGAATTGACCATACAGGTAGTATTATACCAGGTAACACATTATCAAGTCATACTTCTATAGTAAAAAGAGATAATAAGTATACAGATGATTTACATGTTATTGAAGTAGGGTTTTCTCCTACCGATAATGTGGATAAGTATATTATATCTAAATCACTAGCAGATCCAAATCTAACTACATTTAATATAGATCAATATATAGGAAACCCAAGCAGCTTAACACTTCCAGATTACGAAGGACTTTATAAAGTAGCAGAAGACATATTAGGAGATTTATCACAATACGATGTAAGAGCTTTTGTAAGACTAATCAAATTCTTTGATAATGTAATCTTTAAAATGGTTAAGGATTTTATACCTGCTAGAACAGTAGCTGATACAGGTATAATAATTAAGCCAAATTTACTAAATAGATCAAAAGCAAAATCTATAAAAGCATCTGTAGATACAATTACAGGATCAAATATGGATAATGCATTTACATATACATCATCTATCGATACTGCTTTTGCAGAAGGTTACCACGGAGATACTTTTGGATCAGTAGTTGAATACATAGCCTCTTACAAACAAATAGTAGATACCCCAGAAGGACGAAGAATATCTTACCTTAAGGATAAAGAAGAAGCAAAGTTTGATGGAGAATTAGCAAATAGTACGATTAGAGTATCAACAGGAGAGCTTAATAGAAGTAATACATTAAAGAAAGCAATTCCGCCAAAAGTTCAATTTAATGTAAGGTTCTACGAAGGAACACCGCCAGACTTATGTACACTAACTCCAGGAGCTAACGATAGTTTTGTAGTACAGCCAGGTATTCCATATGCATTAGGTCCATTATTTGGAGGAAATGGTGTATCAGCACCACCTAATACATTATATTACTTAGGAACAACTCCTCAAGGAACACCAATACCTTCTACATACACCTTTACAGGTGCACAATATGACGAGACAATTATACATGGGTACGCTAAACTCGGTTGTGATGAAACAGTAAGATTCCGTAATGTAACCTGTTCTCTAGGACCTGATACAGCACCAAGTTATATAGTAGCTGGAACAAGTTATGACCTTGCAAACTGGTTTACATTGAATTTAAACAATCAAGTAGTATACACGGTACAGAAGAATAACACAGCACCAGAAACACTAGGTCCAGGAATCTCTACTTACGTATTTAATGGTGTAACAGGAGACGCCTATACCGTTACTGTAACCGATAAGTACGATACTAATTGTACAAGATCCGTAACAAAACAATTCTATACATGTCTTATACTCCCGCAAGAGTACACCGTATATGATTTATATGCAGGACCTGCAGCCAATGAAGCACTAGTTGTAGATTTCCGAACATTCTTCGAAGGAGAGTTACCAACCGCTACCTATCAATTTCAAACAGTTACTGTAGGGACAAAATTTGCACCAAATCCTAATACATGGATATCAGTACCAGATCCATTTGATTTTATCTTTCTAGGAAAAGCTATATGGATAAAGCTAATAAACGTAGCAGGTGCTTGTGAAAGAGTTATTAAACTTGAAAAAACAGGAGACGGAATTGCACAGGATTACATAGGACTGTCATATGG